AAACTCTTCGAGCAAACGCTAAGAAAGCTCTTAATCAGATCAACCAGCTTAGGAACACCGAGTCCACTGCGAACTTTAAGAAAGCCTTTGACCGTCTGTTTAAGAACGATGCCTTTGAAGAGTACCGCAACGCGCTAAAGCAGCTTTCCGCTGGAAACCCCAAGGGTCTGGATAAACTGAGAACGCAGCTTAGCTTCGAAGAAGCTGCTCAGTTTGTAGACAGAATGTCCAATCTTGGAAACAATCTTTCAGCAGATGCAGCAAAGCTGGCCGAAGCGGTAGCTACTGTTCGTGGTCTTAAAGCTCTCGATCCGAAAGCAGCAGAATATTTTAACCTGATGCTCTATTCGCAGCTTTTTGACCGAGTGCTGCGCATAGGCGGCGCTGAGCCGGGAGCTAGAAACTCTGCTATCAAGGCATGGGCTGACGATATTGTCAAGGCCAACAACATGAACAAGCAGGGTCTCGAAGAACTTCTCGGAGAATACTATAAACCCATCGTCAACATGGGCAACATGATTCAGGGAGCGCTTAACATCGACCCAACGGCAGGAGCGATCAGCGCTGCGGGGCAGCCCTTATCTGCGTTGCGGAGCGTATTGAATGGCTCTTTTAAAGCTGCTATAAAGCCTGTTTTGTTTATGTTCACCCTAAAGCAGTTCGCTCCGGGCGGTAGTTCTTGGAATATTCTGAATAGCTCCGTAAACAAAGGCGCTTCTTCGGAAGTCATCGAAAAGGTGGCAAAGCCTGCTCTTGACGCTGCTGCAAAGAAGGCTGAGCGTGCGGCAGCATTGGCTCTTGCTGGAAGAGACGGTCTCTTTGCAGCGTCTATCTCCGCTTATCTGCAAGAAGCGGATATGAAACTTCCGCCGGAGAACACTCCTATTCCGCAGGTGACCAAGAGGTCTCCGGAGGAAGCTATGCAGGAGCGTCAGCAGGCGGCTAACCAGCAGTCTCAGCAGGCGCAGATTGCTATGCAGCAGCAGCTAGGCGCTTCGATCATGCAGATGATGAAAGCGGCTCAGTCTATACCGGGAACAGGTACTAGCGGTCTTGCCGAGGGTGCCAAGATTGCCGCAGGAGCTAGATAATGCCAGACATATTTGAAGAGTTCTCGCGCACCGCTCCCGAAGTCTCTGGCTATTTGAAAAAGCAGGGGCAGAAGGCGGCGCTGGGCGCTGCTGGCGCTGTGGCAGCGTTGCCGGTAATAGCGGCAGGATACGATCCTCGCGAAGTAGCGCAGGACGCGAAGCAGTTGGCCATGGACCTGAAGCAGCAGTACATCGAGCCTGTGCGCGAGATGCTGCCTGAAAACGTTCGCCTAGGCGTCTCAGGCCTTCTGTCAGACCCCTCGGTGCAGGCTAGGTACTCTGGCGGCATGGGTCTGAATATTCCTGGACTCACCACCGAAGGAATGCTGCGTGCCAGCCCTGCCGGAGTGCAGGACTATTACGCATCAGTGGCCTACGAGCCTCCTGCGGTACCGGGAGCGCGAGTAGGGGTCGATACCAGCATGGGCGGGCAGTCGAACGTCTACGGGTCGTACAACACTCCTGTGATGGGAGGCAATCTGAGTGCGCAGGTTTCGTCTCCTTTTAGCACTTCTCACGTTGGCGATATGCTTAAGAACTTCAGCGCCAGCCTGCGCTTCACAGGGAAATTCTGACATGCCGGGATTGTTGGACGTAGTCAACCAGATCGGTCGCGGTTTTAGTAATATTTACGAAGAGCAGATGCCTAGCACGCAGCAAGTGCTGGGTCTTCTTGGAGTGGCTCCGGCACAAGCGTCTACCGCCACCCCGGCGACTCTTATCCAGCGTTTTGAGAATGCTCAAAACAAAGGATTTAAGGACGGTAGATGGTATCCCCATGAAAATATAAAAGAGGAAAAGGGTCCAAAGACTATCGCGTGGGGGCATAAGCTAACTCCAATAGAAGCAAAGACCGGTAAAATTAAAATAGGCGACTCTTTTGTATATTACAATTCAGGTCTTACTCCAAATCAAGCGAATGAACTGTATGAGCAAGATGTAGCACCACATATGGCTACGGCTAGAAAATCTCTTATGAGGGCAGTTGCATCAGGTGCAATTAACGAGATACAGCCAAATCAGTTAGAAGCCTTGACATCATTGATCTACAATGTTGGCCCTACTAACTGGAACAAAAGCACCGCAAAACAAAAACTAGAATCCGGGGATATAGCTGGATTTCTAAAACAGGCCTTTGATCCTAAGATTGGATTTGTCAGAACAGGCGGTAAAGTCATAAAAGGACTACAGAACAGGAGGAGCGAAGAGCAAAACCTGTTTATGGGAGGGGGTAATTAATGACCAACAAGACCCCCGTTGACATCACTGCCGGTGCTGTGGCTCTAGGCTCTTTGCTGGAATGGCTTCCGGCAGTGGCAAGTTTGCTCACCATTGTCTGGATGACCATGCGCATCTACGAAACAGTTCTGGATATTCGCCGTAAACGCAAGGAGCGCAAACGTGGGCATTCCGCTTGAACTCATCACCATGCTTGGCTCAGGCTTGCTCTCCGGCCTGCTTACGATCTGGGGCCAGAGCCAGAAGGCCAAGCAGGACGCTTTTCAACGAGCCATTGACGGCTTGGCCGCTCAGTCTCAGGCAACTGACTTGGCACGGCGCTATGAGAACAAAGGCTTCCAGATCACTCGCCGCATCATTGCCATCGCTGCCGTAGCTGCTATCATCGTCTGGCCCAAGGTTGTCTGTGTCTTTTGGCCCGACATCGCTGTCACGGTAGGCTATACGCAGTGGACACCCGGCTTCCTGTTCTTCACCGAGGGCAGCGAAATCGTAAAGTGGCAGTCGTTGAAAGGTTTGGTCCTGACGCCGCTGGACACTCATCTGGTCAGCGCCATAGTCGGGTTGTACTTCGGTGCCTCTATGGTCAAGAACGCGAGATAAAAAGAGGGGGCTTAATTGCCCCCTCAGTCTATAAGGTGCCACATCTCTTGTAGAATGGCACGCTCCTGCTGCGCTTTGCGGTGTTCTTCTCCGGCCTTTTTGATCTCGTCCAGAGTTCTCTGACAGGCCTCGCACCGCTGACCGCTGCTGTCTATTTTACACAAGCGTAAACAAATTTTCATCTGCTACTCCTAGCGAAACGGCGGACCAGTAATCCACCCGTTCAGGCTGTATCGAGTTCCGGTAATCACCGGCGTCACTCGATGCCAATAGAACGAGGGAAAGATCACCATATGGCCTCTGTTGCGCATGGCAGGCTCGGGAATGGTCCTCTTCTTATACGTGGCCGAAGGCGTTCCCCAACTGAACTGGAAGTCGCCCCCGTCATAGTCCTCGTTCAAAACCACATTAAACGTCAGCTTTCGCATCAAAAGGCCTTTGGTTTCCGCCAAGGGCCTTACGTCTGTGTGCCAGCCGTAGTGCTGGTCGGCGGCGTATTTGGACAACTGCAACGGCTCGATTCCTGAAAGATCGAAGTTCCATCCGGCTTCTTCATTGGCCACCGTTGCCCAATGTTGTACCAACTTACACAGGTCTGGGTGCTGGACGGCAAAGACGGTGTTAGAGCGAACGCTCTTGCGAACCCTGTCATCAGCTACTCTGCCCTCTTTTTCTTCTAGCTCGTCGCAGAGCTTTATCAGAGCTTCGCAGAAGCCCGGATCGAGGTGCTGCACCTTGCTCAGCGGCCCAGAACGCCAGACCTGTGTAAACAAAACAACCTCCTAGCGATTGTCGCCGCTACCGTGTACCGCGTTGCGGCCGCTGCGGTCTTGCAGCTTTTTCAGATTTGCTTCTGCAACAGTATCGAGACCCACTCCAAGATCAGTACAAAGAGCAGCGCAATACCAAAGAACATCGCCGATTTCAGCGCAGACTTCTTTGACGGCATCTTCATCTATAACCCCATCTCGGTCTCTATAGATTTTCTTCAGCTTGTTAGCAACCTCGCCCGCTTCGCCAGCTAGACCCATGGTCGGGTAGATCACCTTGTACCTTTCAGGGTACACGGCTGTCTCCGTTGCCTGCTTCTGATAGTCTTCGAAGTTCATTCGAGTTCTGAGAAAAGCGTTCTGCTCTCGCAAGGATCGTACCTCTCCAAACATTTCACTAGGCCATCGCATGTTCATCTATACCTCACGACGTAGTGCCATTGACGTATTCCACTATATTGTAAGCAGCCCATCCGGCCTTAGCCGCTTCTCTCTCTGCTTCTTCCTTTGTAGAATACAAAGTTGGTTTGTGATTTCCGTCCTCATCTATTTCAAACAGGTCAAGAACATATAAATACCCCTGATCAACAAGAACCTGTATAGCATACATTCTTGTCCTCCTCTTTAGCTATACACCGCAGCTGCCGCCGTGGCCGGTGATGTCGCAGATGTCGTGAGTCTCTACTCCCTCTTCGAACTCTTCGCCCAGCTTCTCTACAGCCTCTTTATAAGGCACAGCGCTAAGAGGTTGTCCCCCTCGACATCCGTTAGGGTACACGGTGAAGCCTCGCAGCCTATGAGCATAACTGGCAAGAGTGTCAGCAAACGACGTAACCGTATCTTCATTGTTCAACCTGCTGCCCCATTCCGGCAGATTGATCGTGCTAGAAATAGACATATCCACATAGTCCTGCACGTCTGCTTGGAAGGCGATGCGCCGCTCAAAGTTCTCGGCCAGATCAATAGCCGACTCGATCTTCTCCGGATCGGTGTCGTAGAGATTGATGATCTCCTGCGCAGCCGAGTCCACCACGTACTGATAGTGCCAGCGGTTCTGTCCCTTCAGATACCTGCGTTTATAGGCCACTGCAAAAATAGGCTCAACGCCAGTGCTAGTGCCAGCAAGAATGCCAATACTTCCGGTAGGCGCAATAGCTCGATTAGCAACTGGAACAGAAACGCTAAGATCATCAGCAAACCGGCGGCTAGTATCATCGCTGACGCCTTTATAAACAGCAAGCCACTGATGAAGCTCTGGCGTGACCTCATAGCGATAACCTTTCTTGATCAGCCATTCGTGCATACCCATAAGACCCAGACCCAGTCTGCGGTTCTTTTCTCTGGTCTCGTAGACCTTGTCGTAGGGCAGAGTGGCCCTGAGCGTTCCGCACAGCAGGAACTTAGTTGCAAGTGCAACTATCTCGGCAAATTCCCGTAGATCGTTAATCCGACCGAGATTGATGCTGCCAAGATTGCAAACGTCAGAATCATCCTCAGATGTGACTTCGGTACAGGCGTTTCGCAGAGTCTCTCGCTCGTGTTCGAAGAAGTTAAAGCTAAATCCTGGCTCTGCTGTGGACAGGGCCTGCTTGACGTTGGTTTTGAAGACGCTTCCGACATCCCCGGTCTTCCAGTAATTGAGCAGCCACTCGGTATCGTAATTGACACTGATGTTGGTCATGTCCAGCGGAGCGATGTAGTTGAAGTCCTGCTCCTTCACCTGACCTACGCTGAAGCCGGTGGTTCCTACCGGCATATCGTACCAGTTCTTTGCCGAGAGAAACTCCTCAACGTCGCGATGCTTCCAGTTCAAGCTGGCGTAGATCGCAGAGCGTCGGCTACCGCCCTGCATCACCCGACGACCGATCTCGTTGATCATCTGCATCTTCGGAATAGGACCGCTGGCAATGCCGCCGGTCTTGCTCAGTCCAGAGCCGGAGGGGCGGTAGACCGAGTAGTCGATGCCGATACCGCCTCCGGTCATCAGACAGGACTCCGATTTCCACGAAAGATTGGCCCAATCTTCGCGACTGTCCTCTTCAGCCTTGAGCAGGTAGCAGTTGTTGAAGAACTTGTTAGGGCGACCGGCGTAGTAGAGATAGCGACCGCCGGGAATGAACTTCAGATCGGTGATGATCTGAGTCAGTTCGTCCTTCTCGCTCTTGCTC